TGGTGGATGCATGTAGCTGGCTGTCCAGGTGCACATGTTGTAGTGTGCTACGAAGGAGACCAACTATCTAGAGAGACGAAAAGGGATGCTGCAGTTCTTGCAGTCTATCACAGTAAGACACCGAAAACAAAGATGTCACCCGTGGATCTCGTCAGGGTTGACCAAATATCAAAGTATCAAAAGTCAACTCACGGGTTGGTAAATTTGGAAGGTGAGGTTATACAACTCACAGTTTTCATGAATAAGGAAAAACCGAGACTTGATAGATTGATGGGTAAATAACAATAAGATGTATAATATGATTTAGTTACCGAACGCAACACCACCCATACCCTGTTTCACCCTGAGAATGTTATAATTTACGGCATATACACGATGAAGAGCGTTACCACCGGATGGACCGGAAATGGAAAGTTTAGCGTTATCAATTCGAGAAAAGTTCAGGGTTCCGGTGGGGTTCGACTTGCTTAAACCCAGACAGAATGGCCAGGTGAAAGTGGGAAGATCCTCGAGAATGTCATCTGGGAGGTCACTACTGTGCATCTCTGGGACGACGGTGTGGTGATAGACTGGGGAGGTATCCTCGAAAAGAGGGGTACCGTTGATGTAAAGTGTAGAACTGGAGAAGGTATACTCCGAATCCCAGTCATTACCTGTCGCCTTACCGGATACGAGGTGGATGGACTTTACGGGATGGTTAAAAAAGGTGAGGTCTATCTCACTATCGGTGTTGGTCGCGAGCTGGTATTGGGTCTGTGTAAAGAGAAGTTCGTGTTCGTTATCGGTGAAGAATTTGCGCTCATCAGTGTCTAAATACACATAGTTACCCCAAACCTTAGGAGTGGAATCAGGGGTAAATCCATCCCTACATTTAATACGTATCTCAACATCATGATATTGGAGACCCACTAATGGGAGAGACTTGGTGTAATCCTCGCCAAAGAAGAAAGGAATGATATAATGGTCACCACCATGATTAGCCTTCTTGTTATTAGTGGTTACAGCGTAAGAAGCCTTGGCCGCGCTGTCGCGTAACAAGGGGTTGTGTACACCCTGAATAAAGAGAGAATCGAGTTGAGACACCTTCTGACCACCAATATAAAGACTGAATTCGGTTGGGTTAGAGGCATTTTGAGAAAAGAGACCAGCAGTGTTGTTTTGTACACTCGCGATATTGGTAGCCTCGATCCAAATATAACTCATGAGGTCACCCTTAGAACGAATAGGAATGGTAATTTCGTTATTAGCACCGAAGGTGCCGATGTAATCCATACGCTCGGGCTTCATGGCGAAGTTTGTATGGCGCTTGTAGTTTTGACGGAAAAAGCTGACCTGAGGATCACCCGTGATGAAAACATCCTGGGCACCCACCGAAACGAGTTCGATCAAAGCAGCAGACATTTATTAATAAATGATATTAAAATTTTGGCTCATAGTATACATATGGTAGTATTCCAAGCGTTGACATGGGAGGCACGGGATGTTGAAGGTGAACATCAAATCAGTATTTTTGGTAAGACTGAAAATGGTAAATCGGTCTGTGTAACAACAACATTCGATCCATACTTTTTTGTGAAGCTCCCAAGGGGTACAACAGACCAGGATGTTAATCGTCTTTACAATGACATATGCAGATTAAAACGAGACCATGTAACTAGTTATAGTTTGACGAAACAAAAGGACGTCTGGGGATTTCAAAATAACGAAGAATTTCATTTTATGCATCTCAATTTTAAATCACTTGAACACAGACGAAAAGTTAATTCAATTTTCATGTATAACAACGATTTCAAACAATATCACGTCTATGAATCAAATATTGACCCTGTCCTGAGACTTATGCATAGAACGGGAATCCAATCCACAGGTTGGTTGGATACTGGTGACACATGTGTTCGTTCTCACCTGGCTAAAACTGACATCGATTTGTGGTGTAATGACTGGGCAACACTTAAACCGGTCGAACGAGATGATATTGCCCCATTTATCGTTGCCTCGTTTGATATTGAGTGTAATAGTTCTACTGGGAAATTTCCAGATCCAAACGTCCCCGATGATGCATGCTTCCAAATCGCAATCTCCTTATGTAAGTTTGGTAGTGACGAACCGTATGAGAAAGTATGTTTATGCTACAAAAAGACTGATGGACCTGATGTTATTAGTTTTGATACTGAAAAAGAAATGCTTTTAGCGTTTAAAAAATATATGAACGAAAAAGATATTGACATTCTCACTGGGTGGAATATTTTTGGATTTGATTTAGAATACATTTACAAACGTGCTGCTATGGTTGGATGTGGGATTGATTTTTATCAGCTTGGTAAACTCAAGGATACAGAGTGCCACTTGGTGATGAAAAAATTAAGTTCAAGTGCGTTGGGTGACAATTTCCTAAAACTTTTACCTATGCCTGGGCGTTTTGTATTCGATATGTTTCACGAGGTTAAAAAGGGATACAAGTTAGATTCGTATAGTCTCAACAACGTTTCTAAACTGTATCTCGGTGATCAAAAAATTGATATGGCTCCCAAAGAAATGTTTGCTCGTTTTGTAGAAGGTGATCCTAAAAAGTTATACGAAGTGGCAGAATACTGTATCAAGGATACACTTCTCCCACACAAACTAATGAAAAAGATGTGCATCCTACTAAACCTTGTAGAGATGGCAAAGGCAACATGGGTACCTCTATCTTTTTTGGTTGAACGTGGGCAGCAAATCAAGGTATTTAGTCAGTTGTCTAAAAAGGCCCGTGAATTGGGTTACATGGTACCAACGATTAAATATGGGTCTCTCCCTGAAGAGCAATATGAAGGTGCAACGGTTCTAGAAGCCCAAAAAGGTGCGTATTACACTCCGATCACAGCCCTAGATTTTGAGGCTCTGTACCCGAGTATCATGATGGCCCACAACCTCTGTTATTCTACATACGTCATGGATGAGCGACGATATGGTAAGATCCCTGGAATTACATACGAAACATTTAACATTGGAAATAAGACGTACAAGTTTGCACAAGATGTACCGAGTCTATTACCAGCCATTCTTATGGAGCTTAAACAGTTTCGTAAAAAAGCCAAAAGAGACATGGCAGCTGCAACAGGTTATATGAAGGAGGTGTATAATGGTAAACAGTTAGCCTATAAAGTTTCGATGAACTCTGTGTATGGTTTTACAGGTGCAGGTAAAGGTATTTTACCATGTGTACCTATAGCATCTACGACGACGTGTAGGGGTCGGGGTATGATTGAAGAAACGAAGACTTATGTTGAGGCAAACTTCCCCGGTTCAAAGGTAAGATACGGTGACACGGATTCAGTTATGGTTGAGTTTGATGTAGGGGACCGTAAGGGTGTAGAAGCCATCGAATATAGTTGGGAGATTGGAGAACGAGCTGCGGAGGAGTGCTCAGCCCTCTTCAAGAAGCCTAACAATCTTGAGTTAGAGAAAGTTTATTGGCCATATTTTTTGTATTCAAAGAAGCGCTACGCTGCTAAGTTATGGACAAAGGGTAAAGACGACCAAATGCACATGGACTATGTGGATGTAAAAGGCCTACAACTTGTTCGCCGTGATAACACACCACATATGAGAGAAGTATGTAAAGAATTACTTGATGTAGTACTAACATCCGGAGACCCTGGACCACCGAGAGACCTCGCGATAAAACGTGCGAATGAACTCTTGGGTGGTGAAATTTCAAACGACAAACTCATCTTAAGTCAGTCTCTGTCCGATAGCTACAAAGTTGGTGGAAAGAGTGTTTCTATTAACAGTCCGGAGAGTATTCATATAAATCAGGCACACGTTCAAGTCGTAAACAAAATGAGACAAAGAAAGCCTGGATCAGAGCCACAATCTGGTGATCGTGTACCATATTTGCTCACAAAAACAGATAACCCTAAAGCGAAAGCATTCGAGAAATCTGAAGATCCTAAATACGTAGAAGAGCATGGTATACCCGTCGATTACCACTATTATTTTGTGAATAAGTTTCTGAACCCTGTATGTGATTTACTCGACCCACTGTATGACAATACCAAACAAGAAATTTTTGGTGAAATTATTGAACAGTATAAACCACCAAAGAAAGTCACCGGCCCAGCCTTGAGTGGTATGAAAAAGGAACAATTGATTGAAGAATGTGAAAAGAACAATATCAGTAGCGAAGGCACGGCGTTGGTATTAAGGGATCGTATTAAAATGTTTAGACAAAAACAAAACTCGGTTGAAGACTTATTTAAAAACTACACGCAAAGTACAAGTAAGATATGAGTGCCAAGAAAATTGTTAAAATCGTCACAGAAAATATCAGAAAGTTAGTATCGGAACAACTTCCTTCTCTCATAGAAGACGCAGTCGATGAAGTCATCCACGAAAGGGTTGACGATGAACTATCTCAAACAACTTCCGAAGAGATGAGTAAAATTCTTGAATTTATTCACAAGAAACATGCGGTGCCTCTGGATTTACTTTTGCGTGATGCCGATGAAGCACGTAACACTAATATCTGTAAAGGAATCGTAAAAGATTCTGACGGAGAAAACCGGAGATGTAGTTTTAGGGGTAAATTTGGTGGATATTGTAAATTTCATAAAGACCAAGGTGAACGTATTCAGAAACGCGTTCTTCAAAGTGGTGATCATTTTACAAGTGCATGTAATGAAGTTAGAGAAGCTCAATCAGAGCTTAGAGATTTGGGAATATTATAATATATGAGCAAATCGACTATTCTACTAACATCAATAAACGGCT